AACCCCTGCTCTATGGCTTGGGCTGCACCAATCCAGCTTTCTGCATCCATGAGCTTGGCAGCGGCTTTTACTGTGATGCCTGCGCGGGCGGCATAAACCTCAGCCATCGCATTGTCAAAAGGCGCTAGTTGTTCAGCCGCAGCTTGCATGTCATGGCGGTTTCCGATTGCCATGCACCATGCGTTGTGGATCATCAGGAACGATCCTTCGCCCATGTTGATGTCGTCACCCGCCATTGCAATGATGCTGGCAGCACTTGCGGCCAAGCCCATGACGTTGACAGTGACTTTTGCTTGGTGCTGGCGCAGCAGGTTGTAAATAGCCACACCTTCAAAGAAGTCGCCGCCCGGGGAATTCAGGTTGACGGTGATGTCACGCGATGCGCCGATGCCGCGCAAGATGGCTGACATTCGTTTGGCAGTCATGCCAGAGCCGTCCCACGATTCACCAATTTGTTCGTAAATGCCAATGCTGGCTTCACCGTCAATGGCCGCTTGGATGCTTGGCTCCCAGCGTTTGAGTGCGTCGGGTCGTGCATCGAATTGCACTGATCCGATGCGCTCCCCTTTAATTTTGGGTAGTTTTAGAAGTGACATTTTGTGTCCTCATCATTGGGCTTTCGAGCTTGTCAGCCATCGGGTCTTGCGACTTGGCAAGGTCTTGCAGGTCTCGCACTTCGTTGGCTGTCATCCAGGGCATGTGCCCGCCGCTGCCGAGTGCTTTGGCAAACAGTTCTGATTGGTCTTTGAGAGTGCCGCGCAACAACGCCCGCTCGTTGAATTTGACGTAATACTGGGTGCGCTCAACGTCCGTCAGCAGCAGGTTTTCAATGGCTTGCTCCCACACCGTAAACCAGTGTTGGAGTCCGTATTGCACAAAGAAGATGTTGAGCTGCTCGATGCCGCTGCCCCAACTGGTGTCGTCCATCATCAAGAGTGGACGGGGAACACCGAAGGCTCGGGCAATTTCTTCAATCTGGTGGTTGCGGTTCTCAAGGTGCTGGCTTTCAGCGCCAGTAGCTGCCCATTTCTCGGCCTTGCCACCTTCTTCGAGCACCATCCACTTTTGGGCATTCTCAGCGCCAGCATATTTTGCTTCCATGCTGGATTGCAGGTTCTTGATCTGCTCTGCGTTGAGCTTGCTGGGGAAGGTCAGCGACCCACCAGCCATGACACCGTTCTTGAACAACCTTGCTGCCGCTTTTTCTGCTTGCAGCGCCAGCCCAATAGCTTCTTTGGCCTTGCTGACCCGCGAGATACCAGTGATACCGTCCTCAGACAAATCTGACAGGTGCAGTACATCCCGCGCCATCAGTTCTTGGGTATTGCCTTCTGGACTGCGGTATTCGTAACGCATCGTCCAATCGGGCTGGAGTTTTGGCGTGACGCGAGTTGAGTCCATCGGAACCAGGCGAACGATGCGGTCTAACGTGCGCACGACCCGTGCGTATGCGTTGCCGTGCAGCAGTAGCGCCATTTGCATGGTGCTTTTGAATTTGTACGCGCTCTGAAACTCGTTCGGCTTGACTTTTAGCACTCGATACAACGGGTGGTCTACGGCGTAGTCTTTTGCATCGCCTTTAACGATCAGGTTCAGCGGCAACATGCCAATGGACTCGGATATGAGGCTGACGCAACGCAGCATGGCCATGTTGCCCAAGGCTTTGCTGGTTGTGATGTACTCGCCACTGGCGGTTTCACTTCCACCACGCATGAAGTCGTACAGGTCTGCGCTGGTCAATGATGCAAAGGCGCGGCCTTCGCCAACTACCTCAGAATTTGGGCGCGGCTGTGCTTCTGGCTCATTCTTTTTCGGCCAGAGTTTGTCGAATATGCCCATTAGATTATGAGAAGTCCTCTTGTTTCGTAAACACTTGGTTCCGAGCCGTCCATCGGCATCACGCCGCACGCCATCGCCAAGGCCACCATGCCGTCGATGCGACCACGTTGATGCTTTTTGTCAAACTTGCGCGCTCCGCTGTCGCCTGTTACTTTTGCGTTTTTTGCGCACATTTCTAGAATCGGATGGTTCCCGTGCCGGAGTTGTTTGCCTAGCAGCTTGACCTCCAACGCTCTTAACGCTGGGGTCATGCTCAAGGTGCCTTGCCCGTAGGGAACAAACTTTTCAATCTCTTCTTCGCTGAAGTTGGCTTTAACCAACCACGGCTTCAAATGTTCGAACAGGGCGCGGTCAAAAGCGATTTTTTGCACGTCGCACCTGTCAAACAAGCCGCGCATGGCTTCAGCGACAAATTCGTATTCAATGGCTCGTCCTGGTGTCGTGTTCAAGTAGCCTTGTTTGGCCCACAAGTCATACGGCACTCTGTCTTTGCGCGATTTCTCTGCCAGGCCTTCAGCAGGTAGCCAGAATTCACTGTGCACACCACCGTCTTCTGTAACCAACGTGAGCGCGGTCAGGTCGTTGACGCTGGATAAGTCCAGTCCGCCCCATACTTTCATTCGCTCTATCGGGCCGCACGGGTCGCCGTTGCTTTGCCATACTGACTGAGAGACAAACGGGCTGATGGCTTCAACGCGCTGGTTGAGGATCAGGTTGCGAAACTCGGGTTCGTTGGCCGGCATTTCCATTGCTGCCTTGCATTGCTTGCCAATGTCGTCAATGGAGCGAAACTTGCCCATGGCCGGGTTCGCCGCCATCCACGCTTTCTTGTCGTCGAGCTTGCAGTCTTTGGGCGCTTCATAAACGTGGCACACCACCCTTGGGTCGGGCGCGTTACGGTGCGCGTCAATCCAGGTAGAAAGCATGTCGGCATCGGTTGGAGCCTGAGTGCTGATGGCGATCAAAAGCGGGTTTTTGTAAGCACCTTGCGCGGAGGTGATTGCAGAAACAAACTTGTCTGTTGGCCCAACAACTTGCCCGACCTCATCCAATATCGCCAAAATAGGGCTCAAGCCGTGGGCCGTCTTGCCTTCAGCTGATAGCGCCCTGTAAAGCACGTTCTTTGACAAGCCGATCAAGCGCTTGCCGGATGGCTGGATACGCACCAATGACGATAGCTTGGGCGACATTTCAACCATCTTGCGGGCTAACTCAAAAACGACTGCTGCCTGGTCTTTGGACTGTGCACCCGATACGATTTGCGAGTTCTGCACGGCTTCAGGGCCGCATAGGTGTGCAAGCAAGAGACAGGAAATCGTCGCGGTCTTCGCATTCTTCCTAGCGATTGAAAGTATCGCTGTATGGGTTCCTAGCGGGTTGTCATATATGTCAAGAATGAACTTAGTCTGAAATGGCTCAAGGCGAAGCGGCTTACCAATATGCTCCCCTTCTGGCACAACAATATAGCGATGCACAAACTCAATTACCTTTTCCCCGCGAGTCATCCTGCTAATTGGTTTAGGTTTTTTTGTAGCCATCGCTTAATTTGTTTTCAGACTCCATCCAGATAACGTTTTATGCCCATTCCTGCTTACGCGGCAAATTACGGCAACACTAAGACCAGTCAGTTCACACATGCTGCTTTGCGTCCCTGTGTGCGTTCTGCCGTCTGAATTGACAAACTCAAGGCACTTGCCTTTTAGGCTGCGTATCCTTACACCAGAACCCTTAATAGACCACCCTGCGTGACTTCTACGGGAACCAGTTTGAACACTTGTCCAATGCGCCCTAGAACTTCCAAACTCTTTCCACATGTCGTAGATGGTCGCCGTCTTTTCTGCGCCGGTGTCAAGATTCACCCACTCGTAACCTGTCGCGTTGTGCTTGTTGTTTCTTGCGCCAAAACGGACAAATCCCATAGGGTCGCCTGCCGCATAATTTTCCTGCATGGCTGACCTTCCGAGTTCGGCAGACTTTCTCTTGGCAATACCGACAATCACCCTGTTTGCATACGGCGAGCCAACTACTTTCTTTCTGGACCAGCAATTAGCCATTGACTTGACTACGAACCACATCCTGCCGCCGTGAATTTTGGCAAGGCAGCAATGGGCAAAAAAATGATCTTCCGGTGTCAGCCGAATAATGTTCGACTTCTCATCACCACCACCAAGTGATCTTGGAATAATGTGGTGCTTTTCAAAGTACACGGGCTTGACGGGTTGCTTGGTCAAGCGGTCAGCGATGAACTCGCTGTAAATTCGTTGATAATTCATGTAGCTCGATGGCCTCTTGTACAGGTTTGAGAGTTAGAGCCTGTATCGCGTTCCACCGCTTTACAGGCTCGCCTTTTTACGCCAGCAACTCGTCCGCTAATTCATCCTTGACCTTGCGCGCTTGGCGCTCAGTCTTGCGGGCATTCAACAGGTTTGGCAGTTGCTTGTCAGGCGAATAACCACCCATGCGCAGGGTTCGCATCAGCGCCATTTCGCGTCGGGCATACTGTTCAAGCACCGACACTCGCGGGTTCACAATCTGCGTGCCTTTGTCATTTACAACAACAGCACCTTCAGCGTCTAGACAAACCTGCTCGCGTTCTATATCATGCAGGCACCGTGCCAATTGCGCGGCAACTACAAGATCGGTTTCAGTCCATTCTTCACGCGCACGCGCACGAACAACACCAATCCAAAATGGTTCGTCACCATCTCTCAGTTTCACATGCTCAGGCGGGCGCAGGTCTGCCAACGAAGCGTTCAACATTGCCTTCACAGCACTGTTTACAGAGTTCGCGTGTATGCGTCGAGTTGCCATTTAGCCCTTTTTTGGCAAGAAATCAAAGATTTGGTTAAAAAGAATGGGACAGAACGGTTTCCGCTAGGGTCGGCCTGGACTTT